CCCCAAGCAGGGAGCCAAGGATACCGCCACCAAGTAAATCAAACATATCAGTCCTTTTTGCAGTGAGGAGCATCGCCCTCGTCATGAGAAAGTTTTACACCAGCCAGCAGGCCGATAAAGCCACCGACAATGGTTTGGAATGCGGGGCTAATTAGTTTAAAGATTTCTGCGTTGTCTACAAGCGGGTCAAACAAGCCCGCCATCAGCACAGCTACCATGCCAATGATAACTACGCACAAGGTAAAGCTGACCATGAGTGTCACGGCAAACGTAAGTTTTGTCTTAATGGTACTGTTCACATCAACCCCTCTTAATCAAAAATTCCCAAGCTAAGCCGCCTATCGGCACAATCATCGCAATGGCTGCAATAAACAGCAGGAAGTTCATTAGGGCATTACCTGCCGCTTCCCTGTCCTTTTGCTTCTGCTCTGCCATTACCCTTTCCATATCGGCCCGTTCTTTGTGCATCCGCGCTCGCTCTGCCATCATCTCTTCCCAGACTGGCGCATTGCCGGTCATAAAAAGTAAGTCCTTTATGTACCGCTCATCATCTCGTAGTGCCTTAGACGCTAACGCTATCTTCAGGGCTTCTGCGTTTATCTGCGAATCGCTCTTTTGGATGTTTGCTATCCGCGCCTTGGTTGAGGCCGCGTGAACCTGATCTGCCGCCGCGTAAAAGCTGCTGAACTGACCATACAATGACTTGACATCCTTGCCCAGCGCCACCGCCTTCTTGATCTGATCCACCACGGTCTGAGCCGTAGCTATCGCCACAGTAATGGAAATCGGATCGAGCATTCACTTGTCTACCTTCTCCCACCTTAAACAATAAACCTGCCGGTTAAATGAGTCCCCAGTCCAGTACCACTTTACGCATATGTACTTTACTGGAGCCTGCGGAACTACAAGCCCTAATATAAGTACAAGCCAGCGCATTATGCATTGATTCGGCTATTCCAAAAACGCCAAACTTTTACGTCTTGTGTTGCAGTAATAGTTGCGCTATTGTTTAATAAGACTACAACATCTTTAGCAGCCCGGTCAACCCCACCTATTTGGCATGGCCCCATAGGAACCAAAATACACCCTTGCGCAATATCTAGGTTATCCCCACTCATTACATTTAATTGTTCAGATTTAATAAGGCCGCCAGCACGGGGGATAACACACATGTATTCACTACCATCTTCTAATGCGGTTACCGTAAAAGTTTTAGTATTACGTTCTTGTAATGGAGGCCATACATCCCCAACAACCACACGATCCGCTTCTGGGGCTAATTCTGGAAAAGCAAAATCAAAACTTCCAGTCAAGATTAAATGCCTACGGACATAAGTTTCAGAAGTTACAGGCGCCCCATTTAAATTTCGAGTAATAAATTCACCCGCAGTTTCATAATGCGTTAAATTAATAGACATATTAATGGCATGGTAGGGGATTACTCGTCCAGAATTAATCATTACAACACCTGTGTATTAGGTACGATATCTACATTACGTTTTTCGTTGCCGAGATAAGTTTGCGTTTCTGATATAGCCACAGAAGCAGGTGTTGGCGCTAAGGTTGGCACTAAGGCTTGAATTTCATCAAACCCTGTAGCTACAGCAACAGCAGCCTTACGTTCAACCAAAAATACTGGAGCACGCATTTGGATTTCAGCCACAAGTGCGTCCCCTGTTAAAAACGCGCCATCTACCACGGGAACATCAATTGCATACGTAGCAATGTCAGTACCAGAGTCGCTGTACGTTACTTGAATTTGCCCAATTTCTGCGTTAGCAGCAATAATTCGATAGTCCATCATCCTTGTGCTCCATAAACTGTTCCACTAATACCAGCGCCACTATTGACGTTGGCTTTACCTATTAAAGAATATTGTGCTGCTCCCCCCGCTGCGCCGTAGACGGTAAAACCCTTATCACTTGGCGTCCCATTATCTCCAGTTACCCCTGCGCTGCCCCAACTACCACCATTGCCCCCAGCACCGGCATAATAAGTTGGGCTAAACAATGAGCCAGCCGCGCCCAAACCAGCGGCAGAGAAAGTCCCCCCACTACCGGGCTGACCGTTATTGCCCGGGTTAGAACCAGTCCAACCACTACCGCCAGCACCGCCAGCACTAGGGTAAGAATTTGATGATGACCTACCGCCGCCGCCACCTCCGGCACCCATAACTATAGTATTTTTACTATAACCATATATATAACAAGAACCGCCGCCGCCGCCACCGCTACCGCCGCTACCAACAATACCATTATTTGTAAAAGTTATGGTGCGACCAACATAAATAGCAGGGCCCCCAGAAGCGCCAGCAACTGCGTCATAAGGATAATAATATCCGGCTCCGCCACCTGCCGCGCCGCCCATACCTAAAATATAACTATTATTAACAACAGCCACAGTATCGCCCGCTGCCCAAGACGTATCTACTGTAAATGCGTATGACCCAGTAGAAGGACTGGTTATTGCAGCGTTAACGGTAAACGTAACATCAGTAAGCCCCGTAACATACCCGGATACTTTTGCGGTATTCGCAGTGTAATTTGTAACAGTTGAGCTAATAACTACAGAAGCTATTGCACGGGTAGCCGCACTTGATGCGCTATTTCCAACAGCATTAGTTGCATATACTGTGAAGGTATAAGCCGTACCTTGGGACAAACCAGAAATATTAATTGTGCCGGAACCGGATGTTGCTAATGTGCCTGTAATACCACCGGGCGAAGATACAGCCGTATATGAAGTAATAGGTGAACCGCCCGTATTTGTTGAAGCAGTGTAGGTAACCGAGGCAGTTGTATACCCCGTTACTGTAGCCGTGCCAATAGTGGGTGCATAAGGCACAAAAGCCCTAGCCCCTGCAACAAATGCGTTAAGGATGCCGCTCATGTTACGTTAATTCCAGTCAATATCCATTGTGTAGCAGTAATCTTCAAGCAGTTAGCTACACCATACTGCGCCAATGTTCTGCTTCCAGTGCCACCACCTTGCGCCCATGTAAGGGTATCAGAAGTGATGGATATTGTCACTGCATTAGTGGACATGTTAACAATAGATACTGCCGTACCAATTGGGTACGCTACCGAAGCGTTAGCTGGGATTGTGTAAGTTGCAACACCTGCGCCGGATGCGTGGTAAATGTGCTTGCCTGCATCAGCTAAAACTAATGTGTAGCTTCCGGTTTGGGCATTTTGGGGGATGCTTAGGTATCCGGGGGTAGTCGTTCCGTCAACCGTGAAGTTGCTTAGGATGGTAGAGGACAGTTTGATGTAGTCCGTGCCATTGTAAAAAACAACAGCTTTTTCGCCCGGTATAACCGTAACCCCTGTTTGCCCAGATGCCTTAATGGTTGCCGAGTAGGTAGAGTCAAGATTAGCAACGACGTACCCTTTGCTTAGACTGGGCGCTGTGATAGTTACGTTAGCCGCCAAGCTGCTTACTTTGATGGCGTAATACTGCGCGGTAGTTGCTGCAATGTTGGTAGCAGAGCTTGTACCAAACGTGTTGGCAAGGGTAAGCGCATTGGCTGTAAAGGACGCCGAGGTAAGCGACAGCGTGCCTGCAATGGCGATGTCCAAGTACGACGTGATGGAGTTGTTAACGTCATCACCCCAAGTACCAGACTCCGTGCCGGTAACCGGTAATCCAAGGGACAGGTTGGTTGTGTAATTTACGGTCATGGGGATTCCTTACGATAGGGATGGCTTATTTTACGCGGGAGCACCGGGTTCGTCAGCAGGTTCAGGGGTATTGCCTTCAGCAAGCCAAGCTAAGTAAGCCCTGTAATCTGGGTTGAGAATGTCAAAAGGAATGCAAGCTCCATCAGCAATACGGCTAACGCAAGTGACCTCGCCACCAATTGGAGGGGGTTTAATGAGTTGATACATAATTAAAGCTCCGCTAATGCTGCCCAGCTACCGCCAACAACTGTGTTATTGGTAAAATAAAACCTATATTGGGCTACCGTAGACACTGTTGTACCAGCAGTAGCCCCGGTAATACTGCCAACCCCTGTCCTTGTTACAGTAGGACTAATTGCTTTATAAACTGCAAAAGGTATGGGAAAATAATTAGTCCCAGCTGGGCCATAAAAAGTTGATTCACCTACCTCATAATACCGTTGGCAATATATAAATTCTGTGGCATAAGGACGGTAGTCAAAGCTCGTTGCAGTGGAGCCTTTCTCTAGCTGTACGCCTGTGATGTAGAAAGTAGCGCCGCTTGTGCCTACTACTGAGACTGCGCCTGTGGCTGAACGATATAAATTTGCAGACCAAGACCCGGCAGTTCCGCTATTTGTTGACCCAACGCCAAGACCAAAATAAACCCTTATACCAATTCCGTTTGTTGCACCAATCCATGTCCCTGCGGTGGGGCCTGCAACAGTTACAGAAATGGAAGTCCAAGTGTTTGCTACTGGAATTGAGTATGTAAAAGGATAAGAATAATTGGCGGCGCTATTAACAAGCGAGCCTCCAAAAGTGCCCGTTAAAGATGAATATACTAAAAATGAAAGCGTAACCGTTTTAGCGCTAGCCGTTCCCCATGCAAGATCAGAAGTATTAAAACCTTCAATCATTTGCTGCAATTGAAAAACATCACTGGCAGAAACAGAATAGGCGGAAGCTGAAGTAATAGCTAAATAATTTGTAAACCCAGCCGCTACACGAGTTGCGTACCCAGTTTCTGTTGCACTTGGTGTTTGTTGAACAGTAAATTTACTTGCTACAGTGCCGTAAATATTCCAGCGGTCTAAACAATACTGCGTTCCACTAGTGTCTTGAGTAACACTAGCCCCCGCATTACGCTGGTCTATGACCATGCCGCCGTTGATGATGCGGTTTTTAAACCCAAAGGTGTTGGGTGCGTTTAGGTTACCTGTCAAAGTAGTGTTCTGGCTTGCATCCACCAATACAGCTTGCGTGCCTGCTGTGGATATAGCTACTTGGTTCGTTGAAGGGTAATACACGCCCGTGGTTGTACCGGCAGTGCCGCCTTGCACCGCTGGGACTGTGGCGCTGTTGTCTGTACCGTTGAGAATCAGGGTCATTGTGTTACCTCATCTGCGGGTTCTGGGGTGTTGCCTTCAGCAAGCCAAGCTAGGTATTCTTGGTTAAGTTCACGGTGAACTAGCGCGTTGTCAGACAGACGCCGAGCATACATGCTGATTGTCCCAAACAATGGGTCTTTAAGAAGTTTATAGTTTTCCATGTTTATAACTCCGCAGAGGCTGTCCAAGCGCCGTACCACATAATTGGCCCAGCAGCCCAAACACCGCTAATAACAAGGCCAAAGCCCGATGTTGTTGATGACTGTAAAGCAGGCGTTCCCGCTACCCAAGCCGGAGTAGCTGCGTTATATATTGCCCAAGTACCCGCTGTTGGTGAAAGGTTTGGGTTTATAATAGCAATTGTTGTTGGTTCTGTCCTCATAGCAACTGGGAAACTAATCCATTGACAATACCCTGTATTTGCCCCAAATGCTTGAAATGCTCCAGTAGAAAACATACCCGCTGTGCCATAAGCTGTGCCGTTTGTAGCAACTACAGTAGTACTGCTATTCTTGCAAAAATACCGCTGGCATAAAGCTAACTCAGTCGTATAAGGACGAACATCAAAGCTAGTGGCTACGGAACCTTTTTCAAGCTGTACGCCTGTGATGTAGAAGGTAGCGTTGTTAGTACCTACTACTGATGTTGCGCCTGTGGCTGAAAGGTAATTGTTTGCAGACCAAGACCCAGCAGTTCCGGTATAAGTTGACCCACAACCTAAATTTATAAATATATAAAAACTACCAGCATTTGTAGTTACAAATGTTCCTGCTGTTGGGCCAGTAACAGTGATGCTAATTGTTGTCCAAGTGTTTGCAACAGGGATGGAAAAGGTAAACGGATACGAATAATTACTACTACCATTTCTTATAGAGCCGCCAAAAGTACCAGTTAAACTTGAATATACTTGGAATGACAAAGTTATGGTTTTAGCGTTAGCAGTTCCCCAACTTAAATCAGCAACATTTAAACCCTCAACCCCTTGATAAAAACTAAAAAAATCTCCAGCCGCAACTGAATACGCTGAAGAAGATTGAAACCCCAAATAGTTTATAAACCCTGTTGGTGGCGTAACTGAATTAAGGTTTTGCCCCCAAGTACCTTTAGCAGCTTGTGTTGCTGTATATCCCCATCTATCTACTGTATACACACCAGTCGCGGTTCCACTTGCCCCCGCATTCCTCTGGTCGATAACCATTGCACCATTAATCAGTCGGTTCTTAAAGCCAAAGGTGTTAGGTAGGTTTGCTGCGTTGGCAAAGGTAGTCGTTGCGTCTGAGTTGACAGTAATTGCAGTCGTACCATTTGACTGAAGCGCCAACACGCCCGAAGCGTCTGCCGTCTGGACTATGCCGCCGCTGCCTGTGCTTGAAGCGTTGATTGTTGATGTCAT